TGCAGCGGGCGCAGGCAGTCCGAGGGCATCGCATACATGGTGGTGAAGGGCCCTGAAACTGGAACTTGCGTCAAGGACGGCAGCGATGCGCGCGTGACGCTGAAGCGCCAAATCCCGGGCCCTTCAAGCATTGCGCGACGGATCAGGTCATATTCAATCTTGAGGACCCGTGCGGCATTCGAGTTGTCATTGAGCGAGGCAATCGAGGACTGCCCCAGAATCGAGAGGGCAAGATTGCAAACGTCGACTTGAGAGGCCACCTCACCCCACCACGCGGGCGATCGAGGCGTACATGCCCGACGGTGGTCCTCCTGTGACGGTCGCTTGAACCATGCAAGGTGGAAGGTAGGCGACACCGGCGCCGGCTGATGTGAGTGTCGTCTGAGCGCCCGCCGTGATGAGTGTCACGCCATCGGGCCCCAAGAACTGCAGGCTCACCGTCGCACCGCCAAAGGTGCCAGCGGCGGCGAATACCATCAGGCCCCCGGGACAGTCGAAAAGAGCGCTCGACGCTGTCCCGTTGAAAATGAGGCTTTGGCCCCAGGAGCCGGCCATCAGTCGTTCAACGTAATGGGCGGGTTATCCCGCATGATCGCGGCGCGCAGCATGTCCAAGGCAATGATGACCTCGCTGCGTTTGATGGCGCGCGGTGTCGTCGGATTCGAGGAATCCGTGATCACCGCGGCCTGCTCGATCGTCAGTTCGATCTTCTTGGTGACGACCGCGGCACCTGCCGCGACCACCACCGCCTCGATCGTATCCTCCGGATTGATGGAGAACCGTACGGTCGCCATTTACCGGGCCCAGGTCATGGCAAGAGAGATGTTGCCGTTGGCCGTTGGCGCAGTCGTCGCCGTGAGCACCAGATGGAACTCATAGAACGGATCGGCCGCAAGTCCCAAGAGCTCCCACACCCGAAGGCCGATGTTACCGGCCGTATACGCGGCGGCGAGAATCGTCGGGCTGTACACACTCTTCCACGTCGCTTGCGCGGCGGCGGTCGAGATGCCCGTGCCAAAGATGACGTTCGCGTTGGTGACGGGAACCGCACCGGCGGCGGAAGTCGTCAAGACGCCCGCGGTATTCGTGGTGCAGGGCTGCTGCGTGTTGTTATACACGCCCAACTGCCACACGCCCGCCGTGGTCGCGTCGTTCTGGATCTGGATATCGATCACGCGCACCCCGGAAGGGATGAAGCAGAAGCGATAGGTCGAACCGATCGAGTCGGTGGAGACCGCCGCGACCGTCGCCGCCGTGTTCGTATCGTTTGCCCCCGCGAGGAAGCCAGAGGTCAGGATTCGTGGCTGCGCATCGTAGTTCGATACGACCGTGCTCTTGGTATTGACTACACCCATTCAAGACTCCTTGGCTCCAGGATGGGGACCGGCCCCCTGTCCCTGCCGTTAGATTGAAAAAACTATCTGGCCCAAATCTGATAGACGCGGGCTTCCTCGAGCCGGGTTGAACCGGCGGTCATGTACACGTAGGACTGCCAGGGCTCGGACTGCAGGTCATGGCGCTGGCTGATGTTGGTGGAGATGTCATTCCAGATCCCCAAGTGCAGGCCCTCGCGCTGCCACAGGAACACCTTGGTCGAGGTACCGGCCTGGTCATCGGTGCCGGTCGCCAAGCGCTCGGAGCGCACGAAGGTGACGCCCAAGAAGCGCTTGACGCGCCCTTCCTCGAGCACCGGCTGATCGTTGAAGTCGCGGCTGATCACCTGGGCCTCGGCCATCAGGTTATCGAGCTGGCGCGCGCCGGCGACGCAGACCAAGCCTGCGGTCGGATCGCCCGGGTCGCCCTCATCATCGGAGAAGGCTTCCGCCTGCATGGCGAGCATCTTGGCTTGCCGAAGCTTCGCCACCGTCAAACCCGTGGGAGCGGTCGCGCCTTGCTGCACGGAGACGACATTCGCGGCGGGCAGCGTGGTCGCTGTCGCGCCGGCAACGCCCGTCTGCGAGGTACCGCCCAAGGCGGCAATCATCAGGTCATCGTATTGGCGATTGGCCGCGTTGTGGGCGTTGTTGACGAACTTGCCCTTCGGGTCAATCAGGAGGCGCAGCTTGTCGAAGCTGTCGAACAACTGCGGCAGGTCATAGTCACTGGGGTAGACCCAGCGCCGCGCGGTCGGCGCGTCCACCCGTTGCATCGGTCCGTAACGCTGCGTGACGGGTTGCATGGCGACCGCGCCCACCTGTTCAACGGGCGAGCCCGCTTGGCCTACGTACTTGTCCTCGGTCGCCCATTTGCGCAGGCGCGAGGTTTTCTGTTGCACGAGCTCATTCAGTATTTTCGAATACTGTTGAACGTACTGGGTCACGATATTTGTTGACACGAATCAGCCTCCGAAAAGTGTGGATGTACTTCTCGAAGGCCGTGTCCTTGCGGGGGCGCTTCTAACCCGGGGAGCCGGGCCTATCCTGTCGCTTTGCGACCGTCAACGGGGGCAAGGTCCTTGCCGTGTCCGTATTCGTAGGTTGCGACGCTAGGATAGCTCGCGGGCACAATCAAGCCTCAAAGGCATGAAAACTGTGCGCTGTGTTCCGCTTTAAGGATCGCTTTTATCGCTTCCACGCTTCTCAGCCTCCAGTTCCCTAAGATCCATTGCGGCATCTGCTACGGCATGCCAGTCCTTGGCATCGATTTTGTGCATCAGGTATTCGATCAGCGCCGCGCGGGCGCGGGCAAAGCGCAGTTCGCCATCGGACTGCGCCAGCCCCAGGTTCATAGGTCGGTCTTGATCAGGTCCGACTTGCGGTCGGTGCCCTTGCTCGTATCAAGCACGGGAATTTCAGGCTTGGATGAGCGCTTGGCGACATCCTCCGCCACCATTCGCTCGCGCTCCTTGATCTCACTTTCGGTCAAATCGACAGGTTTTTCATCGGCCATTTCACTCTCCTAGTTGGTTTCCCCGGCTCGCCCGGCGGCGATCATGTTCATCAGTTCCACCGAGCGTTGTTCGTATTTTGCCTTCCACTGAAAATCGCTGATCTTGCCGGCGGACCGATCGGCGGTCATCTGGTCGAGCTCCGCTTGGGCGGCGCTTGCCGTGGTGCCGAAGGTCGACGGATTTCCTGCCGCACCCGCAAAGCCCGGCTCCTTGTTGCCGGCGCCGAACTTCCACATCGCAGTCATGAATTTATCGGTGCCTAGAATGGCCTCGAGCGAGCGCAGCTGCATGTCATTCAGGCCCCCAACCTCCTTCGCGAGCCATTCCTTGCCGCGCCCCGCGAGCGCCACACGCTCCTGGTATTGCGGGCCCCAAGCATGCTGCAGTTCGGTCAGTTTGAGCGCGCTCTGCGTATCCTCGGCCTTGCGCAGTTCCGTCTCCATTTTGGCGACAGCCGCCTCGTACACTTGCGCAAGCCGTGGCGCCATCGCGGCCGGCACATTCGCTTCGAGCATGCCCTCCTTCATGTACTGCGCGAATTGCGGGTACGGATTGGTCGAGGGCACGGCAATCTCGTACTTGTCCGCCGTTTCCGGCACGCCCATGGTCGTGCGCCAGGCCTTGACCGCATTTTCGTCGGCCTTCACAACCGTACCGTCCGGATTCACCTTGTCGGCCGGATAGGCTTTAAGGCTCACGGCGGAGCGTAAGTTCGCGGCCTCCTTCTCAAGCCCCTGCGCGGTCTTCGCGAGCGTGAAGGGATCGGCGTAGTTCTTGTTCGCTATCCAGTCACGAGTTTCTTTTTGCTCGGGGGCGGTCCAGTCCTTCCAGAATCCATCGTTCGCGGCGGTGGGGCTAGCGCCCGGGCTACCGCCAGCAGGTCCAGCGCCCCCTCCTCCTGCCCCTGGAGCCACAGCTGGAGCGCTTCCCGCCGCAGGTGCTCCTCCAGATCCATCAAGTACCGCCGTTGCTGGTGTTGACATTGTCGCCTTCCTTCCATTCAAGTTGTATTTCTATCCACCGAATCACCGAGTATTCGCCCAATTTGCGGTGCGTCTGCAGTTCATCGGTGCGCCCGTGATCATCCAAGCGATTCGGCGGTATGCCGCCCGTCGTCGAATAACCGAAGTTGTGCCGCAAGGCATCCAAGACCAATTGACCATGCGGGCTCTGCAACACTTCGCGAAAGATGCGCGCACGGTCCCGCAAGATGCTCAAGCGCTTCTCGCGTTCGACCTTGTTTTCTTCCTCAACGTTCAAATGGGCACGCCGGTGACGGTCTGGGTAACGTTACTCGTCACGCCGCGCGTCACTGCGGCGGTCATTGCGGCCCCACCGGCGGGAGGCGCGAATATGCTAAGTGCAATCGCAGACCACACCGAACTCGGGATAGTCCACGCGAAATTGCCAGCATTCGAGCCTGCGATCTGACTCGCCGAGAACGAATTGGCGGCGTTGATGTTGAGCCGCGGCAACGCTGGAACTGCGGTAATGATAGTTTGGCCGGTGCCCGCTTCGGTGACAGAGGTCGTGGCATTGCTCGTGATGAGCCCCGCCAATTGCATATCGCTTGCTCCCGCGCCGCTGACCGAACAAGCAGGGGCTGTACTGTTGCCGGTCGCGCCCGTCCCAATCACCGGCGCGCGGGTGGTAT